GAGCGTAGATGACTGGGGTAAGGATTAGTGGAACGTATGGAGCGTAGATATAACCGGACTCAAGGAACGTGTTACCCTTTAGACCGATAAGGATCTTGTTCGCTGGGAAGTATGGATCCTTATAGACTGTGTAACGATTATTGAGTGTACCGACTGACTCTGCGCCTACGGTCATGCTGTCACGAACTTGACCATCGGAGTCAAGGCGATAAGCTGGCTTGTAGGTTACAAGGTGCTCGAGGATGGTGCAAACGTCTGGTGACGTGACGAGGAAGTTTGCGGAACCACGAAGGGTCTTCTTGTAGATGGTGTTTGCAACATCAGAGATTGTCTCGATAAGTGTCTGGTACCACTCTTGGACGTTGGTGAATGCCATTGGTCCTGGGGAGAGTACGGAAGACTGTAGAGCCTCTGCGCCGGTGAGCTTGTTGACGATCTTGCCTGGGGCACGGGACCAGTAAAGGTTTGCAGCGCCAGCTTGGGTAAGAAGGTCATTAAGGATCTCACGGTCGATTTCGAGGGTGATCATCTCAGAGAGAATGTTCGTAAGCTCGACTTCGATATCGATTGAGTAGAAGGCGGTAAGGTCTTGAGCCATCTCTGGTGACCAACGAGCACGAAGCTTGCGGGTCGTTGCAGTTACTGAGGTTGATTCGATACGGATATCAACTTCTGGGATAACTGGAGAAGCTGGCCAGCTTGAAGAGAAGTTAGACTCGAAGGATGGGATCGTGAGGGATGCGCCATCGGAGTTAACTGATTGTACATCGCTGATTGCTGCGGAACCGCTGACTGCTGCGGTACCAACTGCTGGAACTGCGCCGGTATTGTTGATACGAAGAACGAACAATACGTGGGAGCCGTTAAGTGGGTCTGGCGTAAAGACAGAACCATTCCAGTTACCACGGCGGTTCAACTTACGAAGATTGAGTACGCCGGTACCACCTTGATATTGCTCGCCCCATGCTGCAACGCCGTTAGCTGTTGGGAAGCCTGTAAGAGCAACTTGATCAAGATTTGTAAGATCAGCGCCATTGCATACTGATGTGATTTGTGCTGCTGATACGAACATGAAGCAGTAATCAAGTACGCCGTCCGTAAGATCGTTTTCAACCTTACCATCGTAGTTGACGTAGCGTGCATTGAAACCAACGAACTCTGCTGCTGTTGCAACGGTGTCTGCTGCCGTCCAGGTTGCGCCTGTTGCGCCCCATGCACCAATATCAGCATTAGAAGCTGAAAGGTTTACGAAGGAGCGATGAACCTTGGAGTAAGCATTGCCGACGAGATCATACATACCACCAGTTGCAAGAGATCCAGAACGGACGCCTGCACCACGTGGGTTATTGTAGATTGATTGACCATCGGTGTACGTAGATGATGCTGCTGCTGGGTCAAGATTGACGCCTGCTGCGCCACCGACGTTATTACCGTAGGTGTAATCGAGGTAGAAGAGTAGACCGGCTGGAAGGCTCATTGGCTGAACGGAGACGATCTCGTTAGCGATAAGACCAGCGAATACTCTACGAACGATTGGGAAGGCAACGTTTGTGAAACCAACCACTTGACCAGAGGAAGCGAGTGAAGCACCACCGGTAGAGAGTGAGTTTGCGGTTTCCTTAAGGAGCTCTGCTGCTTGGTTTTCAAGTAGACGAGCCATGTTGTCCTTATTGATTCCCTTAAGACCTTCGAGAAGGCCGGTTGCTTGCCACTTCTTCATAAGACGTGGGGCATCTGCACCGAGGGAACGACGGTGAACGCCTTCAGCTAATTGTGATAATGTAAACGATTTCATTTCTTTATACTCCTGTATAGTTTTTATTTAATTCGGCTTTAATCAACCATTTTTCTTGATGTTAGCTAGGATCTGCCATTTATCAAACGTTCCGATTACTGGATCTGCGGAACCACCTGAAGTTGCAGCTCTTGTGACGCTCTCATTGAGGCGTGCGCTGCCAGCAGTCGTTGGCTTTGATGCCGAACCAACTACAGGAGCAGTTTGCGCTGCTGCTGCTTCATCAAGCTTTTTAACAATCTTTCCGTAGATATCCTTTGCTTCTGCAATTGTTGAAGCACGATCAAGGTGCTCTACGATTTGTTGCTTAACCTTGCGGCTAAGGTCTTCTCTCACAAGGAACTTGTTTAGATAAACAAGCTTTGAGAGGAAAAGGTTTGTCTCTGCCATTTCAGTCTTAAGTGTGGCAGCTTCTGCACGCTTTGCTTCTGCAAGACGGCGTGCTTTAACTTCACGGGTACGAGCTTCAAGAAGGGCTTTACGAACACGACGGGATTCCATCAAGGAACCTTCTTCCATCTCTTCTTCTTCCTCGCCCTCTTCGTCAGTAAGAAGCATTTCTTCTTCTTCTGAGCCCATATCTTCGCCTTCTTCATCGGAAGACATATCTAGATCGACTACTTCTTCTTCGGCGCCCATCTCTTCGTCCTCTTCACCGGAGAACATAAGATCGACGCTGAGGTCTTCGTCAGCAAGCTGTTCTTCTACTTCAGATGGAAGCTCAACTGAAAGAACCATATCTTCATCCATGCCAGCAACGGTAGGTTTCGTGTCTGCACGACCTTCACGAAGCTTTGCTACAGCCTTACGGAGAGCGGCTTCATTTATTTCAAAGTAACCAGAATCTTTAACTGCTGATGGAAGTTCTTCTGGACGTTCTTCATGTGCATCAAGTTCATCACGAAGTGCAGCTTGAATTTCTTCCATAAGAGCTTCTTCCCATGCGCCCTCTTCTCCTTCAAGTCCTTCAAGTTCGGATGCATCTACTGAACCAGCAGCGGCATGACGTGTTTCAACAGTCTTGCTACCACCGCTAAATAGATCAGCTTGAACGCCGTCTACTTTTTGAGCGTGAGCTGTTGCCTTTTTGTGAACTGGTACACCAGTTTCACCAGAAGATTTACTATCTTGTGCAAGACGTTCTTCGTCTGCGCTTTCGAAAAGTTTTGCTGCGAATTCTTTGAGAGTTGTCATAGTTGTGTCCTTATCCTTTGTTTTATAACTATTATTCAAATTTGCTTCTTTCAAATGTAAGAACAAAAATTCTAATCTATTTTCATTCAATTGTGCTTGTCTTGGCGTCATTGCCTTATTCGCAGCAAGTTTATCAAGCTGCTCTAATAATGAAAAAAGCTTGGTTTTATAGGCATCTTTTGTAAGAGCCGAAACTTTTGTTGTGTATATGCGATCAATCTTTACTGCCATTTCAGCAAGTTGACGTTCAAATTGTTTTGCTGTTTTTATTTCAGCCAACGGTGCTGGCGCTACTGGGTTTGGCGTCACTTCTTCTTCAGCAGCCGCACCAGCAGTTTCTGGAGCAGGTGGAGGTCCAGCATCTGTAGCTGGCGGCTCGGCGCTTGGTGGTTCAGCGGAGGTGGAGGCAGGAGGAACTGCTTCAGTAGATCCAGTAGAGACAATCGGAGGACTTACGGTTTCAACATCCATTGAAGACGTGGTATCCATTCCTTCCGGACTTACTATTTCTTCTGAAGGTTTGTCAGCAAATAAATCATCAAAATCAATAACTGGTTTGCCACCGGAGGAGGCTCCCATAGTTACATTAACTTTTTCTCCATTGTCTTCACCTGTAGCTTTAACTGGAACTTCACTCGGTACCGTTTCCGAAGATGCGGCCGAGGCTTCAGGCGCAACACTAGCATCTGAAGAAATTGGTTCTTCTTGTTCCAAAAGAACATTAGAAGCATGTGCCATTATCATTTTTTTAATATATGGAGATATTTGTTCTAAGATTGCATTTTTTGCATCTTGCTCTGCAATATCTCTAATTTTTGCGGCGTCTGCTATCGCTTCTTTGTATATATCACTCATTTTTTCCTCATGATGTAGGAGTAGAAGTACCCTTAAGTAAGCTTCCAATTCTTTGATTTGAAATAACTACTGACGTATCTTTTGGATTTGCTAATCCATCGCCAGGAAAGGCACCGCCAGATCCTTTGGCAAGTTCTGTGGCTTCAACACCGGAGGCAGGAATGTCTGCTGGATTTTGTCCAGTTGGAGGAGAGGCAATATTTGGAGCGTATGGAGAACCGGGAAGTCCTCCACCACCAACTTCTACATCTGCCATATTTGGGGCGCCGGTATAATTTAAATCAACGGTTCCAAAAGTATGTCCACCATCATTAACTGTTGCATCAGTAACAATATTCATATATTGATTTTTTGCAACGTCATCTGTTAAATCTCCGGAATAAACAGGAGAACCAGGAAAAGCTGCTTGAAGAACAGCTAAATTAGATTTACCAGAACCTCCAGTCATTCTGTCGGCGGGCGGCTCTACCATTATTTGTCTACGTGCTGGCATATATCATTCCTTTACTAACAACTAAATATGTTTCAAATATAACTAGTTGCTAACAAATGATTATTTATTATATTTACCAAATGCTAATTTAGCCCAATGAGATACGTCTCCAGATGGAGCAATTGCTTGCAATTCTTGTGGAGCAACTTTTTCTTGTACGCCTTGCATACCAGCAGCAGCCATTGCACCATAACCACCGTTTCTTGATGGATCTTGTGCCATTTGTTGTGGAAGAGTATTTATCGCTGTATCTGCAAGAATTGCCGCATAAGCATTTGCTGCTTTTGAATCACCTTTACTCATTTGAGAAGAAGTAGTTTCAATAAGCTTTTTAAGATTTTCATTCATTGGCATATCTGATACTTCTTCAGAGTTACCAGAGAATTCATTGTATCCTGCCATACGAGCTGCTAAACTCCTAGCTCTAGCGACATCAACAGGATTTTTTTTAGATACCATATCGTTTGAAGCAACTCGAGGGTTTGATTTTACAGCATTTGAAATTTCTTCAGTTAAAACTTCATTAAATGCACCTTCTTTTACCAGTTCACGGATGCATTCTTTAATCATGGATTTAAATTCTGTCTTAGTAAGCTTCATAGACGACCCTTCTTAATTCCTAAAATGTCGTTTGCAATACGGTCTAGACGATCACTCTTGGAGAATATCTTATTAAGAATACGAGGATCTACTTCTTTTGCCTCACGCATCATATATGCACCAGGAGTTGATGGTTCTGAAACCAAGTCCCAACAGATAAGATGAAGGTCATCTTGAACGATATCTGCATCTCCACGGCTTCTTACAGAACCAAGAGCACGAGATGAAATACCAATCTTTACATTACTTTCAATAAGATTACGTGCAATGTTACCCATTGGAGTTGGAAGAATTTCAATCTTGCCAAAGATAACCTCATCATCTGCCCAGATATCTGTGATAAGATGGGAAACATTCTTTAAGTTAACGACTGGATCGTCAGCATGATCAAGTTCACCCATAGCACGGCGCTCTTGCACTACTTTACGATAATTTTCTACTTCCTTGAAGAGAATATCTTTTGGATAGATACGTCCGTTCTGGTTAAGAGTATCTGCACGCTGAATTACACCTTTAACAAATAATTTGCCAGGGCGACCATCAACTGCATCCTCTTTGATGATCTCATAGTTAAATTCTTTAAATTCTTTTAATAGCTTCATACTTTACTTTCCATCTCTTCCTTAAGTTTTGCAATCGACAAATAAAAAGTAATGTTTTCATCATTGTGATTAGTTACATTTGAGTAATCATTTTCTAGTAAATGCAATATATCATTCATTTTTTTACGTAATGGCAATTCGTATCCTTCAACAATTACAGTTTTTTTCAACGTACTAATAAGACTATTACGCAAATTTTCCAAAATGACTGTCAGCTCTTTTGTTTTTGATGTATTTCGTTCGGAAAAAGTATATAGATTAATAATTTGTTTTTGTGTTTCATTTAAAATATAGCTGTACTTTGCATTAAATTTTTCGGTCATCAGTTTGAGGACCAAGTTATCAACTTGCTCAGAAGTAACTCCGGAAGCATCAATCGACGTATTGTTTTTATTTTTAAGTACATGATTTAAAACAGTTTCTTCTAATGAAATTAATTCTGATAAATTTCCCTTAAATCCTGTGCCTCGCCAAGCGTTCATTAATACTTGTATCGATGCGTAAGATTTATAGTCGGGGATATTTTTTTCAAAAAACAACTTATCATTCAATAAACTATTAACTTCATTTATTAGTTGTTCTTTTTCTTTATCTAACGCATTTTGCTTTTGATTTTTACATATATTTCTAGTTCTTTCAAAAAGACTTAAAGCCAATTCTTTAGAACCAACATTAGTATCATGTAATGCATTAAATATTTGAAGTTCTTTATAGGATTCTGAATTAGGATGAACGTGCGTTTCCCATATTTTTTTTGCTTTTTCGATATCATCATGACGACCATCTAGAAAAGCTTCACCTATATAGCGGGAAAAGAACTCACTTAATAATCCAATGTTACGTTTTTTATTATGCTTAATTTCCATTAAAATCACCTATTCTTTTACAGGTCAATTCTCTTATAAATAGAGAACTTATATTAAAATATATCAATCTTCTAGGTTGCTTAAATCAATATCGTCCTTGTCAGAAGATTGTTCCGAATTTTGCAAAGCCTCTACAAATATTTCATTTTCTGTCATTTTCATCTCAAATATAAGTTCTTCATCGGTATTCGAACGGGATTTTAAGTCATCAAAACTAACGTCATTTTCAGTCAATATTTTTTTACGTCTTTGTCCAATGGAATTGAAATATTCATCCAATTTACTTTTAAGACGCAATATTTCATGACTTATAACTGGCGGAGCCTTATAAACCTGTTCTTCCGTGTCAAGTTTAAAATCAATGGTTTCAAGTAATTTTTTACTTTGACTTAAATTTATGGTTTCTTTATCATTAATATCGGTCATATAACGATTATTGGCAGAAACCATATCTTTTAGATTTGGCATGGCAATATTGTTTTTACCACCTTGTCCGACACGGCGGCGCTCATTATGGCGAGCTGCTGAAATAAACGGAGTAGCTTTGATTGGTAAAGTGTTTGATGCTGCATCTGGAGAAGCTGAAGGCTGTCCAGCAACTTCGACGCCACTTGTTGCAACAGCTTGCATATCAGTAGAAATATTTGTTGGTTGTTGATTTGTGTTTGCATCACCACCAATTGGTTCTCCAATAGGAGGATTTTTCTTAACACCGGCTCCAGGCATAGTGTAGTTGCTTGGATCAAATGGATCTGTTGTTGGATTTTTCTGTGGAAGATTTTCTTTAACAGCTATAGCCTCAATTTCAACTTCACGTATACGATCTCTACGTATACCTGCTTCAATTTTGATTATATCGTCTTCGGTAAGATCAAGTATTTTCTTTTGTATCCAATCTTGATCAACAATCTTGGTTTCTTTTGCTTTGGCGGCAATATCAAACTTAGTTGACATTGCTTCCAATTTTTGTTGCATTGCTACGGTGGACGGATTGCTTAACTTAAGTTCAAAAGCAATAAGATCCTCACCATCAAATCCTTTGGAGTAGAGATGAACCATTGCCAACTTATTAAGCTCACTTATAATAACTCTCTGAAGAACAGACACCGTTCTAGAGAAACGAATATCCTGCTGGGCAAGAGATGCTTTAGCAGACAAGTTTTCGTCAAAGTTCAAGTAAGGCTTTGGCACTTGAATAGCAGCAAACAACTTCTGCTGAAGATACTTTACGTCATCTACGGCGGTGGCGTTTTGTCCACCAGCTAGGGTTTCAATCTTTGTTCCAGTTTGACCGCCACGAACAGGAATGAAATAATCTTCGTCAATGCTTAATGGATTATAACGTTGATCCATTCTACCATTAGTTCTGTCTACAACGTCTCGAGAACGCATGGTTTGTTTAACAGCTTCCATATATGAAGGGACATCATTAGGCGCTACGTTACCAACGTCGATATAGAAAACACGACGTTCGGGTGAACGAACAACACGATAAACTAACATGCTGTCTTCCATCATCATAAGCTGACGCCAAATTCTTCTTGCTGGTTCAAGTATTGAAGTACCATATGGCAAGAATAAATCATTGCCAAGAACTCTCATATGAGTTACTTGCCAGTTCTCAAGGTACCTATTCCCTCTTGTAAGCCATTTATAACGAACAGCATATGGATCATGCTGATCAAATCCTTCCTCACGTTCTAGCTCGTTTACAGGGATTGGCTGGACATTAACAATACCAATATCCGGAA